CGTGCTGATCGCCGCCGGATTGCTGCAGATCGCCATCGGCGCATTCCAGTTCCTGTTCGCCCCGACGGTCACGCAGGAGATCGCGTCGACCCTGCTGCTCACCGGCGGCTTCACCGCGCTCGGGCTCGGCGTCGTCGCGCGGGACACTGCGATTTCTGTCGACCTGCTCAAGGCGCTGAACAGCCGGCTGAAGGAGTTCGACGAGAAAGCGGAACTCCGGGCGGCGCCGATCGCCGAGATCGCGGCACGGCTCGGCGCGGTCGGGTCGAAGAAGCAGTCGTAGGCCGGCGAATTCCCGTGACCGATCGTCGGCTGAACCTCGGCCAGCGCTTCCGCCATCGCCTGCGCGTCGGCGCCGGTGAGACGCAGCCGGAGAATCGTACCGTCAGGGCGCAGGAAGGAGAGCGAGCACGCGGCGCCGTCGACGCTGCGGGTCAGGCCGCGCCAGGTGCAGGCCTCGCCAAAGCGGTGCGCGGCTTCGGCCTCGGGGAAGGGGATGATCGACACGTAAATCTCCACCGGAAAGGTTCGAGTGGAGAATGTGACTAACTCACTTTCTACTGTCAAGGGAATTGTGAGAAAGTCACATCATGACATTGTGACCCCGCCTGTGATAGACGATCTGGCGACCGCCGGGAGGGAAGGCCATGGATCTGAACTTCTTCAACCAGCCGCTCGCATTCCAGGTTGCGCTTGGCGGCGGCTATCTCGGCTATCTGGCGGCTTATACCGGGATCAGGGATCGACACCGCCAAATCGACATCGCCTTCCTGACGATCGCTTTCGGCATCGTAGGCGCGGTCGCCTTCGGTCTCATGGAAGAGAGAGGCGGCACCATAGCGGCCGCATCGGCCGGGGCCGTTGGCCCGGTTCTGGTTGGCATACTTTGGCGAAAGGCCGGCAGGGGTGTGGTGCGATCGTTCTACCGCCTATGCAGTCTCAGCTACGCCGACGACGACGCGAGCGCCTTCACCAAGCTGTTTGCCGACACAGACCACCATGTGTCTCAGGTGATGGTGGCGCTGACCGACGGGTCCGAGTTTCTATGCCGGTCGACGGCCGATTTCGCCGACGCGCCGTTCGGCCCGCTGACGATCGGCGCTGATGGGTCGGTTGCCCTTTACGTAACGCACACCTATCGGCCAGACAGCAACGGAACGCTTGTCGAGCGAGAACAGACCGGCACTCGCGACAAGGAATGGGGAGATCTTCTGACGGTCATACCGGCGTCCGCGATAAAACAGGTGGATATCCGGTACCTTGGCCGCAAGCGCCCCTAGCTTTTCTTTGGAGGCGGCGGGCTCTGTGGCTTGACCGGAGCGCTCGGCCTGTAGCTGGTATTCGGTTTGGGCGGAGAGGGCGAATAGGTCTTCTTCTCGTAGGTTGCCGGCGGTGTCTTGCGATCGCTGCCCATTGCCGTTTCTCCTTATGTCGCCAGCCGCAACTGGCCTTGCACGCCGCCCTGGCGCGTTATCTTGGTCAGTGCCGAGCGCGGGAAGACGCCGAAGATCTCTCCGATCCATTCGAGATGTACATTCTCGATCGGTGCCGCGTTCCACGAGAGCAGGTTCACAGTGCCATTCTGCCCGCGCATGATGGTCTTGATGAAGCGGCGCCCGTCGGAGGTCCTCACGGCGGCCTCTTCGCCGTAGAAGCGGTCGAGCGGTTTTGTCTGATCTTTGTAGACGACGATCACATGTCCGTCTTTGAAGACCGGCATCATCGAATTGCCGCGAACCGTGAAGGCGATCATTTCCGCCGGCAACGGGAAGGGTACATCGATTTGATCGAGGCCTTCAGGCGGGACCTGCTCATATTCCGGCTCTACTTCCGATCCCGCCCCCAGGTAGCCCATGATGGGCACCGAGCTGATGCTGCTGTCTCCCTCGCCCGTCAGCAGCCACCCTTCGCTCACCTTGAATGCTCGGGCGTAGTCTCGAGCGGCACGGCTCATACCGACGAGTCCGCGCTCGTGCTGAGAATAAGTGTTGTAGTTGAAGCCAAAGCGGGTGGCGGCGTCCTTCGCCGTCTTGAAGCCCCGCGCGATGCGCGTCTCGCGCAAGCGCGCCGCTTGCTGGTCCTGACGTGTTGTGTCCATGACGTTAGTTATTCACACTTGCAGCGTGAGTTTCTGCTTGACAGAGTGAAGTGAGTTTCTCACATTGCGCGGCATGTCCGACCCATCGATCAATGTCGTGCAACTTCGCGAAGCTCTCGGCTGGACCCAACAACAGCTGGCGGCCTATTGCGGCGTCGATCGCTCTACCGTCTCCAAGTGGGAAGGCGAGCCGCCGACCAAGGGGCCGGCGCTGATCCTGCTCGGGCAGTTGCAGGCGCACGTCGCCAAACCCCTTCCTCCCCACGACGCCGACCGCGTCGCGACTGCCGGTCCGGAGTATAAGGCCTCCGGGCCGGCCCTTTCCCGGGAGGCTGCGGAATGAGCGCGTTCCGGTCATTTCTGCTGAACCTTCTCGATCCGCGCCGCCTTGGTCACGGCGAAGAATTCCTGCATCTCCTGGAAGGTGCGCGCGACAACCGGCTCCGTTTCGAAGGTCTCGAACTCGTGTGCGAAAGCGTCCGTCTCGCGCCGGAAGTCCAGCACCCGCCGCTCGATCGTCGCGATGTCGTGCTCGGTGAGACGACGCCGCCGCGCCTCGGTCGTCAGGTCGAGATAGATCCGGCTGACCAGCGTCTTGTAGAGGATCGCATAAAACTCCTCCGGGGTTTTCGGGATCATCCGAACTTCCTTTCGTTTCTGCTTTCGACGCTTCCCGTTCAGGGCCCGGCCCTTTCGCAGGGTCCGCCATGACCGAGTGATGTGACGCGGGGTTTTCATACCCGCGACAATGAGCGCTCCAGCCGTGTCCCGCCACGGGATTTTTCGCGTGTTCGTCCCGCGCGCGCGAACCCTTTTGCACGAGTGAACCATGACGCCGGAAGACCGTACGCTGATCAAGCATGCACAGAAGGAACTGATCGCGCTATGCGGCGGGATCGACAGGGCCGTCGCCGTCGCCGGCATGGCGCGCAGCACGGTCGGCCGATGGGCAGATGTCGGCGATCCGACCATCATGCCGCTGCCGGCGGTGCTGCGCCTGCAACGCGCCTGCCGCACGCCGGTGGTGACGGCGGCGCTCGCCGCGGCCGAGAACCGCATCCTCGGCGATCCGCTCGGCGAGGCCGATGCGGCGCAGAACGTCTTCACCGCCATGGCCGACACGATCGTCGCCTCGGGCGCGCTCAACGCCGCCTATGGCGAGGCGCTGGCCGACGGCAAGCTGACGCCGGCCGAGCTGACGGCGATCGACAAGGCTCTGGGCGCCCTGTCGCGCGCTTCGAGCGTCGCCCGCCGCGCCGGTGCCGGCGCCCGCGCGGCGGGAGGACTGGCCGTCGTCGCCGCCGCCGGAGGCGCGGCATGAACCCGCCCTGGACAGATGCCGAGACGGCGATGCTCGGCGCGCTCGTCGCCCAGGGCCTGTCGGCCGCGGCGATCGCCGTGCAACTCGCCGCCACGACCGGCGTCGCCCGGTCGCGCAATTCGATCATCGGCAAGATCACGCGTGCCGGCGGCCGGCTCGGCCGGCTGGAGGGTCCGCCCGTGAAGCCGCGCCGCGAAACGCGGCAACCCGCGGCGGGGCGTCCGCGCGCCGCCGCCAGGTCACGCCCCCGTCCGGCCAGCGCTTGCACGTCTGCAGCGATGTCGACCGAGCCGATCCCTGCCGCCCTCCCGGCCACCGTGCCAATGCCGTTCCTGACGGCCGTCGAGGCGAACCGCTGCCTGCATTTCGCCGGCGAACCGTTCGGTCCGTCGGGGCCCGACATGCCGGTCTGCGGGGCCCGCCGCGCCGAAGACGGCGGGCCGGACAACCGCTACTGCGCCTTCCACCGCGTTGCGGTGACGGAGGCGCGCCCGTGAACGCCCTCCCCGACTACGCGACGTTCATCCGCGACAAGGTGCGCGTCGCCCCGGCGCTCGGCTTCGAGGTCGATCCGGAGACGGTCAATCCCCTCCTGAAGCCGATGACGCGGGCGATCGTGCCCTGGGCGTGCCGGGGCGGGCGGCGGGCGTTGTTCCTGCGCTTCGGCCTGCACAAGACGTCGACGCAGATCGAGATCGGCCGCCAGTGCCTGACGCATGCCGGCGGCCACGGCATCATCGTCGTGCCGCTCGGCGTGCGCCACGAGTTCGTGCTCGAGCAGCAGACGCGCCATCCCGACGTGCGGCTGAAGTTCATCAACCGGCCGGCTGAGATGGAAGCGCCCAACACGCCCGGCGCCGGGACGAAGCTCATCTACCTGACCAACTACGAGACGTTCCGCGACGGCAAGCTCGACCCTTCGCTGTTCACCTTCGCCTCGCTCGACGAGGCGGCCGTGCTGCGCGGCTTCGGCGGGTCGAAGACGTTTCGCGAGTTCATGGCGGGCTTCGCCGGCGACGACCGCCGGCAGCAGGATGCGGGGCGCGCCGCAGGCGCGACAGGGAACCAAAGGAACCGCAAGCACGCTGGCGTGCGCTTCCGCTTCGTCGCCACGGCGATCCCCGACCCGAACGAATATGTCGAGCTGCTCGCCTATGCGGCGTTCCTCGGCGTCATGGACGTCGGCGAGGCGAAGACCCGCTTCTTCAAGCGGGATTCGACCAAGGCCGACCGGCTGACCCTGCATCCGCACAAGGAGGAAGAGTTCTGGCTGTGGGTCTCGACCTGGGCGCTGTTCGTGCAGAAGCCCTCCGACCTCGGCTTCTCCGACGAGGGATACGATCTGCCGGAACTCGACATACGCTGGCACGAAATCCCGTCCGACCATTCGGCGGCCGGCGCCGAGCGCGACGGGCAGGGCCGCATGTTCGCCAATGCCGCGCTCGGCGTCGTCGAGGCCAGCCGGGAGAAGAAACGCTCGCTCGACCGGCGAATCGACCGCCTGCTCGCCATCCGCGCCGAGGACCCAGGCGCGCACCGCATCATCTGGCACGACCTCGAGGACGAGCGGCGGGCGATCGAGGACGCGATCCCCTCGGTCCGCTCGGTCTGGGGAAGCCAGGACCTCGACGAGCGCGAGCGTCGCGTCGTCGGTTTCGCCCGCGGCGAATTCCCCGAGCTTGCCACCAAGCCCGTGCTCAACGGATCGGGCTGCAATTTCCAGTATGCCTGCTGGTGGAACGTCTATCTCGGCATCGGCTTCAAGTTCCACGACTTCTTCCAGTCGCTGTTCCGCACCCAGCGCTTCGGCCAGACGCACCGCGTCCGCGCCGACCTGATCTTCACCGAGGCCGAGCGCGAGACCCGGCGCGAACTGGAGCGCAAGTGGCGCGAGTTCGAGGCCCAGGCCGGCAAGATGGCGGAGATCATCCGCCGCTACGGCCTGGCAGAGAACGCGCTCGCCGGGGCGATGACGCGCAGCATCGGCGTCGCCCGCCGCGAGGTGCGCGGCGAGCGGTTTCTCGTCGTGCACAACGATACGGTCGAGGAGACGCGGACACTCGAAGCTGACAGCGTCGACCTGATCGTCACCTCGATCCCTTTTTCGACGCAGTACGAGTACACGCCCTCGTTCAACGATTTCGGCCACACCGACGACGACGCCCACTTCTGGGCGCAGATGGATTTCCTGACGCCGGAACTGCTGCGCGTGCTGAAGCCCGGCCGACGCGCCGTCATCCATGTGAAGGACCGCATCGTGCCGGGCGGCATCAACGGCCTCGGCTTCCAGACCGTGTCGCCCTTCTCCGACGACTGCGTGTCACATTTCCGCCGCCACGGCTTCGCCTTCCTGGCGCGCGTCACCATCGGCACCGACGTCGTGCGCGAAAACAACCAGACCTACCGGCTGGGCTGGACCGAGCAGTGCAAGGACGGGACCCGCATGGGCCACGGCATGCCGGAATACTTGCTCGAATTCCGCAAGCCGCAGACCGACCGGTCGAAAGGCTATGCCGACGTGCCGGTGGTGAAGCAGAAGCCTGACTTCGTCTCGGTGATCGACGGTCGGCCGGTGGCGCCCGGCGACGACGCGTTCGACGAGAAGCGCATCCGTCCGGTCGCTGGAACCGGCTACAGCCGCGGCCGCTGGCAGCTCGACGCGCACGGAGTGTGGCGGTCGTCCGGCAACCGGCCGCTGCTGCCCGACGAGCTGGCGCGGCTGCTGAGACTGGAACCGAAGTTCATCTATCGCGGCTGGAAGGCCTGGCAGGAAAGCCACGTCCACGACCACGAGGTTCACGTCGCCTTCTGCGAGGCGCTGGACGAGGCCGGGCGGCTGCCGCCGACCTTCATGCTGGTGCCGCCGCATGTCGACCATCCGGCGATCCGCACCGACGTGGCGCGGATGCGCACGCTCAACATGCGCCAGCAGGCGAAGGGCCGGGAAATGCATCTCTGCCCGCTGCAGTTCGACATCGTCGAGCGGGCGATCGAGGCCTATTCGATGCCGGGAGAGACGGTGTTCGACCCGTTCGGCGGCATCATGACGGTGCCCTATTGCGCCTTGCGCATGGACCGCAGGGCGATCGGCGTCGAGCTGAACCCGGACTATTTCGCCGACGGCGTCGCCTATGTCGAGGAAGCGGCGGCCGGCGGGCGCGCCCCGGATCTTTTCGACCTCCTCCGGGCGGAGCCGCAGCGGCGCGTTGTCGACGACAGGGTGGACGAGGCCGGGACGGACGACGCCACGAAGGCTTCCGCCGGGGAGGCGAGCCATGGCTGACCGCTACGTCTACCGGGTGCAGTTCCAGTTCGGCCACGGGCCGCAGGCTAAGATCTTCTTCGTCGACTTCGAATGCGACCTCGCCTCCGTCGCCGGGATCGAGGCGCGCCTCGCCACCGCCGGCGTGGTTTCGGGAACGAAGCTGCTCACCGTCGACGACGGGCGCGGTGGCAGGATGATCCGCGAGCGCCGCGACTTCGCCTTCGGCGCGGCCGGCCTCGTCTTCGTCGAACCCCTTCTCAAGCCGTGCTGGGAGCCCGAGGAATGATGCGCCATCCGCCCCATACCCCGGCGCCTTTCGGCTCGCCGGGCAGTGTCGTCGCCGAGCGCCTGCAAAGGCTGCCCGTCGCCATGCAGGCCGAGGGCGTGCGGCTCCTGTTCGAGATGGGCCAGAGCGCCGACCAGGTGTCGGCGCGCACCGGCCTGCCTCCGTCAGGCCTGTCGGCGCTCCTCGCCGAAAGCCGGCCGTACCGGCGTATCGACGGCCACACCGGCGTGGAGGACGGGCGATGAACGGCGAGGCCATGATCATCGACAGTTTCGCGGGCGGCGGCGGCGCGTCCACCGGGATCGAGATGGCGCTCGGGCGCTCGCCTGACGTCGCCATCAATCACTCGGCCGACGCGTTGGCCATGCACGAAGTGAACCATCCCGAGACGCTGCACCTCGATTCGAACATCTGGGACGTGTCGCCGTCGGAGGTGGTGAAGGGCCGGCGGGTTGGCCTGTTCTGGGCCTCGCCGGACTGCAAGCATTTCTCCAAGGCCAAGGGCGGCAAGCCGCTCGACCGCAACATCCGAGACCTCGCGTGGGTGGTGGTGCGCTGGGCGGAAGAGGTGAAGCCGGACGTCATCATCCTGGAGAACGTCGAGGAGTTCGTCACCTGGGGACCGCTCTACGAGGACGGGCGGCCGATCGTGGAACTGCGCGGCCACACCTTCGAGGACTGGACGCGGCGGCTGCGGCGGGCGGGCTACAAGGTGCAGTGGCGCGAGCTGCGCGCCTGCGACTACGGCGCGCCGACCATCCGCAAGCGCTTCTTCATGATCGCCCGGCGGGACGGCCTGCCGATCGTCTGGCCGAGGCGGACGCACGGCGACCCGCGGAAGCCGGACGACGCGAAGCTGATCGCGCGGGGGCAGCTGAAACCGTGGCGCACGGCGGCCGAGATCATCGACTGGTCGCTGCCGTGCCCGTCGATCTTCGACACGAGCGAGGAGATTCTTGCCCGCTACGGCGTGCGCGCCATCCGGCCGCTGGCCGAGGCGACGATGCGGCGCATCGCGCGCGGCGTGGTGCGCTACGTGCTCGAGGCGAAGAAGCCGTTCATCGTGAGCGTTGCTCACGGTCATTCGGGTGGTCGCCGTGAGTATTCCCTCGACGATCCGTTGGCGACCGTCCAGGCGAACGGCAATAGTCACGGCGTCGTCGTGCCCGTGGTCACCTATGGCCAGCAGGGCGGCGGCAACCGGGACGCGGGACAGCCGATCCACACCATCACCGCCTCGCCGAAAGACCAGAACGCGGTGATCGTTCCATCGGTCGTGCGGACCGACATGGCGAGCGCGGCTGCCCGCAACGGGGTCAACGGCCTCGACGAGCCGCTGCGGACGCAGACGACGGCCGGCAGTCATGCCGTGGTTGCCGCGCACCTGACCAAGTTTCAGTCTAACTCGACCGGCAGCGGCCTCGACGAGCCGGCGCCGACGATCACGGCGAACAGCTACGTGAAGCGGCCGGGTGGAGCGGCGCCGATCGGGGTCGTCGCGGCGAATCTTTGGGCAATTGAGACATCAGCGGCGACGGGTAGCGACAATCCAGACTGCCGCCCCGACGACGACGACGACAACGAAGGCGAGCAGTCCTTTCCACTCGCTGAACTGGATGACGGCGAACTTGGTGGTGACGGTGATCATTTCGGGCTCTCCAAGGCTATCGACCCCGACAGCCTAAGCGCGGCGCGCGCGCGTTACGTTTCCGGCTACCTCGTGCCGCGCTACGGCGAGCGCGACGGGCAGGAACCGCGTGTCCGTTCGGTCGAGGACCCGGCTCCGGTGGTCGTTCCCGACGGCAATGGCGGCAGCCTCGCCGCCGTGCACCTGTCGCGCTTCACGCAGAACGGCACCGGGAGTGCGGCCGACGAGCCGGTCGACACGGTGATGGCCGGGGCGCCGAAATTCGGCGTGGTCGCCGCCTTCATGGCCAAGCACAACACGGGCGTGGTCGGCAACGACATGCGCGAGCCGGTGTCGACGCTGACCAGCGGCGGTGCGTTCGGCGTGTCGCAGCATGGCGTCGTCGCCGCGCACATGATGCGGCAGTTCGGCACCTCGGTCGGCCACGCCATGGATGAGCCGGCGCACACCGACACGGCGACGGTGAACAAGTCGGCGCTGATCGCGCCGTTCCTGTCGACCTACTACGGCAACGGCGACGGGCAGGCTGCAGACGGGCCGCTGCGCACCGACACGACGAAGGACCGCTTCGGGTTGGTCACCGTCGAGATCGACGGGCAGGCCTGGGCGATCGCCGATATCGGCATGCGCATGCTCACCCCGCGCGAACGCTTCCGGGCGCAGGGCTTCCCTGACAGCTACATCATCGACCGGCGTCCGGACGGATCGCCGATCTCGGCCACCGTGCAGGGTTCGTGCTGCGGCAACTCGGTGTGCCCGCCGCTCGCCGCGGCGCTGGTGGCGGCCAACTGCGGGCATCTCGTGCGGCAGCGGGAAGCGGCGGAATGAGCCCGGCACAACTCGCCTGGAATGTCGTGCTCGCGATCGGCGTCCTGACCACGATGCACGTGCTGGGCCGTCCGATCGACTGGCCGTCCTTCATGGCCGGCATCTTCTACGCGAGTTTTTTTGCCGGCGGGCGAGCGCGAAGCGGATGACCCGCGGGCAAACGATTTTCTTTCAACCGAAAAGGAGCATGTCATGACCGTATCAGCATTGCAGACGAAGACCGATCCGATCCGTATCGAGCGGGCAGATCCCGGCGCGGCGATCCTTGTTGCCACCGGGCGCAGCACGATCGCCATCCGCGCCGGCACCGTCATCGCGATCGGCGGCGCAAGGTTCGCCTTCGAGGAGGAGACCGCCGTCTCCCTGCCCTCGCTCGCGCCGGGCGGCGACTACGGCGTGCGGATCGCGGACGGCGCTCCGGTTGCCGTCGCGATCGGCTCCGACGTGCTCGACGACGGCGTCACCTTCGCCGGCTTCCATTTCGCCGCGAGCGGCCATGCCCAGGCGCGCGCCGGCGGCGACGGCATCCCGGCGATCAACCCATTCTCGATCTGGGACCAGGACTGGCGTCCGGAATGCCGCGACCCCCGCGGCATGGCGCTGGTCGACGGCCGCTTCTGGACAGACATCTACCTGCTCGGCGTCGACCATCCGGCCGACGGCACGAGCCGGGCGGGGGTGACCATCGCCACCGGCCGCAACCTGCCCGCGAGGCCTGGCGGCAAGGGCAAATGCGCGCGTCTCGACTACGCCGCCGCGGTGGACATCTACGCCTACCACGGCAAGAGCCTGCTCGGCGCGGAGGAGTTCTTCGCCGCCGCGCACGGGGTGGCCGAGCGCGCCTCACGCAGCGACCGTCCGGAACTGACCGCCGAGACCGATGACGACGCCATTCGCTTCGTCTCGCGGTGGGGCCTGTTCGATGCCACCGGCACGATGTGGCAATGGGGCACGGACGGCGACCCGGACAATCCGCGCGCCTCCATCTTCGGCGGTTCCTGGATCAACGGCTCGAACGCCGGCTCCCGGTACGCGAACCTGGACAACTGGCCCGACAACTCGGACGTGCGCCTGTCCGCGCGCGGCCGCAGTGACCACCTGAACCTTGCCTAGCCGGCGCGGAAGCGCCGGCATCGGGGACGCGCCGTGACGATCATCCGCGACGACAACGCCAGCCCGCGCGGGCTGGCGATCATCGAGAAGTACGAGGAAGCCGTGACCTATCTCTACCCGATCCTGCAACGCTGCCCGCGCGCCCACGGCAATGTGCGCGACACGATGATGGCGGCGCTGTTCGATCAGGTCGGCCTCTTCTACCAGGCTGCCAAGTCGCGGCAGCTGTCACGGCTCTACGCAGCCGACGCCAAGCTGGCGGAGCTGCGTTTCTGGTTGCGCTTCGCGGCCAATCCCAAGCTGCGCATCGTCACGCCGGCCCAGCACAGGAGGGCTCTCGCCCTGCTGGCCGAGGTCGGCGCGATGCTGGGCCAGTGGATCAAGACGGCGAAGGGCAACGGGTGATCGGGGTAATGACACGGCGCGCCTCCATCTTCGGCGGTTCCTGGATCAACGGCTCGAACGCCGGCTCCCGGTACGCGAACCTGGACAACTGGCCCGACAACTCGGACGAGAACCTGTCCGCGCGCGGCCGCAGTGACGACCCCATTCCTGCTCGGCGCCGGTCACGGCCGCGCCGGCATCCTGCTCGCGGTGTGTCCGGCCTTCCGGCGCGCCGGGGTGGTCAGCCCGGTCATCCGGCTTCGGCGAATACACAACCGGGTCCGGTACAGCGGGGAGTAGCGGGCGCCGCTCGTCGAAACCCGCGACCGGCAAGTTTTTCGGCAGGAATCGGCATGGCGAAGAAACATCGCAACCTGATCGGCGCCATCACCGACGACACCACAATGCGCGAGGCGCTGCGCCTCGCCTCGCGCGGCAAGCAGCTCGCGCCGGCGCGGCTGGAGTTTAAGGAATTCGCCGTCCTCAACCTCGATCGCCTCGCCGCCGACATGGCCTCCGGCGCCTATGTGCAGGGCGAACCGCTGATCTTCGACATCTTCGATCCCAAGCGCCGCACCATCGCCGCGCTGCCGTTCCGCGACCGGGTGGCGCAGCACGCGCTCTGCCGCGTGATCGGTCCGATCTTCGAGGCGACGCTGCTGCCGCGGACCTTCGCCTGCCGGCCGGGCAAGGGAACGCATCGCGCCGCGATCGCCGTGCAGGCCGACCTGCGCCGCCTCGGCGAGCCGGTCTACGCGCTGAAGACCGACTTTTCCCGCTACTTCGCCTCGATCGAGCGGTCCGTCCTGTGGGACCTGATCGAGGCCAAGATATCCTGCGCCGCGACGCTCCGCCTGATCGAGGCGATGGTGCCGCGCGAGGGAATCGGCCTGCCGATCGGCAGCCTGACCTCGCAGGTCCTGGCCAACGTCTATGGCGGCGTCGTCGACCGGCATCTGCAGCAGGAGCTCGGCGAGCGCCACTGGTTCCGCTACATGGACGATCTCGTCGTGCTCGGCCGATCCAGCGCGCATCTGCGCGCCGTGAAGGCGTCGATCGAGCGTCTCTCGGCCGATCGCCTCGGCCTGCGTTTTTCCAAGTGGAGCGTCCAGCCGGCGGCGCGCGGCATCAACTTCGTCGGCTACCGCATCTGGGCGACGCACAAGCTGCTCAGGCGCGACAGCGTCACGCGGGCGAAGCGCAAGATCGGAGCCTACCGCGCCGCGGGCGATTCCGACCGGCTGGCGCGGTTCCTCGGCGCGTGGCTCGGCCACGCCTCATGGGCCGACAGCCGCAATCTCCTGGCGTCGCTGGATGTGGAGGTGAGCCGGTGAGCGTTCAGCCGGACCTCCTGGAAGATGGATGGATCGAAGTATTGGACGGAAACATGACCGGCCTCGATCTGTTCTCGCGACACTACACCTACCGGCAAAGGCCGAAGGGCGAGCGGCAGCCGAGCATATTCGTCGGCCCGGGTTTCAAGCTTGTACTGGTTCGCGGTGACGCTGGAGCGATCTGCGCCTGGCGTTATGCGAAAATCCGGAAGGACGATCAGACCGGTATCGAGTGCTGCATTTTTCGACGTGAACATGGCGAACTCGCCAGTTTGATGCTTCGCGAGGCCATGCATTTGGCCTGGGTGCGCTGGCCTGAAGAGCGGCTCTTCACCTTCGTCGATCCGCGCAGAGTTCGCCCGACGATGGTCCGTGGCCGGCCCGTGTGGGGATATTGCTTCTATCAAGCCGGCTGGCGCTTCGAGGGTCTGTCGAAAAAGGGACTGCACATACTCTTCTGCCTGCCCGAATGGGTCCGTCCGAACGCGCAGTTGCACCTGAAACGTAACGCGCTCCGGACCGTGGCAGCCTGACCGACATGAACACGAATCTAGATCGACCGGGCACGATGCCGGACATGCTCGAAGCCGCCCTCGCCTTCGCGGCACGCGGCTGGCCGGTCTTCCCCTGCGACCCGCAGCAGGACGGCCCGGAGACGCCGGCCGCGAAGAAGCGCGCCAAGCGGCCGCTCGTTCCGGGCGCCGACAAGGGGCCTGACGGCAAGCCCGTGCCGAAGACCGGCGGCCTGTGGCGGGCGACCGTGGACGAGGCGCAGATCAGGCGATGGTGGAAGCGCCGGCCGGACGCGCTGATCGGCGTGCCGACGGGCCAGCGCATCGGCGCCTTCGTCGTCGACCTCGATCCGCGCGACGAGACGACGGCAGACACGCTGACCAGGCTCGTCGAGGCGGTCGGCGCGCTGCCCGGCGGGCCGCGCTCGCGGACGCAGTCGGGAGGCCTGCATCTGTGGTTCCGCCTTCCCGCGGGCGACGAGATGCCGAAGAACTCGGCGAAGCGGCTGAAGAACATAGACTGGCGCGGCGACGGCGGCTACGTCATCGTTCCGCCCTCGGTGATGAGCGACGGCCAGTTCTACGAGTGGATCGTCTCCCTCGACGACTTCCCGCTGCCGGACGCGCCCGCCAGGCTGCTCGACCTCGTCTTCCAGCGCGGCGACTTCGCCCGGCACCCGGCCCCGGCCGAGCCGGACGGCGACCGGCCGGCAATGCGCCCGATCGCCAGCGAGGAGCCCGGCGACCGCGCGGTGCGCCAGTATGCCCGCGCCGCGCTCGACAGGGCGGCGCGCGACGTGTCGGGCGCCGTCAAGGGGACGCGCGGCTTCACCCTCAATGCCGCCGCCTACGGCATGGCACCCTTCGTCAGCTTGGGCGCGCTCAGCGAGCGCGAGGTCTCGGCCGCCCTCCAGGACGCGGCGGACGCCTCGGGCCTGACGCGGGAAGACGGCCCGGCCGAACGCGACGCGAAGATCCGCCGCGGGCTCGAGGCGGGCGCCGGGAATACCGGGAACCTGTCCTCGCGCCTGGCGGAGATCCGCGAGGATGCCCGGCGCAAGGCCGGCGCCCGCCGTCCGCCGCCGCCCGCTTCTCCCGCCGAATACGGCCTGCCGGAGAACGAGCCTGCGAGCGACCCCGCAACCCCGCCTTCGGACGATCCGGTGCCCGGGCAGGATGACCGCGGAACGGCTCACAACCCGCTCGGCGCCTTTGCGCCGGATGCGCCCGGCATGGCGGTCGACCCCGCAACCCCCGACAGTCTCGTCACGCAATGGTGCGCAAGGCTGGATCATTCCGATACCGACAACGCCGCCAGGCTGATCGGTCATTTCGGCCGCAATCTCCTCGTGGTCACGCAGACCAAGGCGCGCGCGCCGCTGTGGGCGGCCTGGACGGGCACGCATTGGGACGCGGATACCGGATCGCCGCGCGCCCTCGCCGTGGCGCAGCGCGTCGGCTCGCGGATCGCGATGGAGGTCGACATGCTCGGTCCGACGGAGGCCGAGGCGAGGGTTCTGGAGGCCGCGGCCAAGATCGAGGACAGGGAGGCGGCCGGGGAGAAGCTGTCGAAGCGCGAGGAATCGACGCTCGAGGTCGCGGACGCGATCACCGAGCGCCTGCGCAAGCGCAAGGAAGCCCGCATCAAGCACTCGGTGACGTCGAAGAACAAGGGTCGGATGGAGGCGATGCTCGCCTGCGCCGCGCCGCACGTGATGCGCGACCCGAACGACTTCAACGCCGACAAGCTGAAGGTCGCGGTGGCGGACCACACGCTCGCCTTCCGCAAATGGACGGCGAAGACCCGCAACCCGGCCTACGACAACCCCGACGACAGCCGCGAGGATCTGCCCGAGTTCGTCGAGACCGTCGAAGCCGAAATGACCGTCGTGGCGGGGCACCGGCGCCGCGACCTGATCACCCAGGTCGTGCCCGTGCGCTACGATCCGGACGCGGACTGCGCGCGCTGGCGGGCATTCATGGCGCAGATGCTGCCGGTGGAGCGCGTGCGGCGCATGGTGCAGATCGCATCCGGGCTCGGCCTGCTCGGCGTCACGGTGCAGAAGCTGTTCTTCCATTACGGGGCGGGTGCCAACGGCAAGTCGGTCTACATGGAGACCATGTGCCGGATGCTGGGCGAGGCGGCCGTGACACTGCCGGCGTCGTCCTTCATCGGCGAGGGCGCGGCAGGCGGTGCGGCGACGCCCGACATCGCCCGGCTCTACGGCCGCCGGTTCCTGCGCGTGAAGGAGCTGCCCGAAGGCGAGGAACTGCGCGAGGCCTTCGTCAAGGAGGCGACCGGCGGCGAGGCGCTTTCGGCGCGCGACCTGTTCCTCGGCTACTTCGACTTCGAGCCGATCTTCACCGCCCACATGTCGGGCAACGGTTTTCCGCGGATCACCGGCACCGACGAAGGCATCTGGCGGCGCATGGCCGTGGTGCACTGGCCCGTCCAGGTGCCCGTCGCCGAGCGCGTTCCCTTCGAGGAGATGCTGGCACGCTTCGTGCCGGAATATCCCGGCATCCTCAACTGGCTGATCGAGGGCGCGCTGATCTTCCTGCGCGAAGGCCTCGATATCCCCGACGAGGTGACAGCGGCGACGGCGGAGATGCGCTTCGAGATGGACCCGACGGCGCAGTTCTGCCGCGACTGCGTGACGGCCGACGACGCGGCCGAGGTTCGCGGCAAGCCGCTCTACGAGGCCTTCGTGCGCCATTTCAAGGACCAGGTGGGCGAGCACGGCAAGCCGATCTCGCCGCATCGGTTCGGCCGCATCATGAAGAAGAAGTACGCCTATCGCGACGATCGCGGCACCGTCTACCGCCTGCGCCTGCACGATGTCCCCGCCGCTGCCGGCCCGGGAGACTATCCGGAAGGCTATGGAGGCTTCGGCCGATGACCCCGCAACCCCGTTGTCGCGCGCGGATCGCGTGTTGTCGCTGCACCCTTCCGCAGGCTTCCGGCAGTCCGCCGCACCATTCTCGAAAAGGGGGATTGGGGAAATGAAATCAAGGGCTTGCACCATTCTGCACCCTTTTTCGCGCCCGCATACGTCGTGATGAAAAAGGGGCTTCGGGGAGATGGGTAAGAATTCTCTCACGTCATATGGCGTGAAATCACTGCAGAACAGTGCAAGCCATTGGAATATAACATTTAATATGGGTGCGAAGCAGAATTCGGAATAGGTGATGAAGGGTGAAGAAGGGTGCAAGAGACATGACTGGAGGACAGACGAGACCATGAAGACCGTGACCATTGAGGAACTTCTCGCCTGGGCCTTCGTCCAGGAGCTGCCGAAGGGCGGCGGGGTGGACGGGCTGGACAATGCGAATTCCGCCTGGCGGATGATCGAGGCCTCGTCCTGGGGCAAGATCACGCGCTTTG